CGATCAAAACCTTTGCTTCTGTAAAGAATATACGCATAGCCTCATAGTCATGGGTATGCTGTACATCACCATTATCATCAGCCCAAGACAATACGTGTATCTTGGTGCTGTTTAGTCCATCTGTTTCAATATCAAATACTGGCACTATATTACCTCTCTTAGTGTAAAACTGTCTGAATCAAACTTCATCTTTCCAGCCCGTCCCTCTTCGCTGCAGGGGCGGTTTTTTTGTACGCTGATATACGTAGTATTACGTTCATCATAGTCTTCTGACTCTTTGTCACGCTGCAGGTCAATGATAACAGAGGCGCGTTGACCAATCATCTTACAATACTTTGGGTCTCCGTTTTCATTGGTATGGGCGATTGTCACGATCCCTACGTTTAATTCTGCAGCTAACTTTGACAGTCTAATAGACAAGTCTGCAAGCATAGCCTCTTTGCTTTCTTCTGACGTACCTGCAACCACGTCCTGTATTGGCTCAAAGAATACAAACTTACAATCACAGGCTTGGCTAAAGAAGCGTATCTGATCACACAGTTCATCAGATCCTTGACCATCTGGTAAATAAAACTGATAGAAGTTTTCATCTTTGGTCAGTTCTTCGATAGCGGTAACAACAAGGTCTTCTGCGCCTTTCTCTTCGATCAAGTCTCTGCGTGTGAGATTATCTTTCCTATGATACGACACAAGACCAAGAAGACTGCGTAACTTTGTCTCTTCCAGATGCCATGCTGCAATAGGTATCTTACGCTCTAGCATGTTATATTCAAGATAGCGCATGATCTCTGTCTTACCAATTCCTGTGGGGGCCTTGATCACAGTGAAGTGTCCCTGCATCAAACCAAGGATCTTGTCATCAAGTGCCTGTATTCCTGTGGGTACGTACTGATGTTCTGGGGTATCCCGATACAGCGACAAGAATTGTTCTGTGCTATTTAAGATGTTCTCTGGCGTATGCTTACGAGGCTTGAACCAAGCAGACTTAAACTCTTGTGCTGCATTGTTACGCAAGAAATCATTAGCGTCTTTGTACTTGTCATGTGGTACACGATACACCTTGTTTGGGAATAGACGTGCCACACGATCAGCTACAGCATTACCTGCTTCATCGTTATCAACAGATAACACAATACGCTCAAAGCTGTTTAACCAGTCTGCACAATTCTCCCACATTTTCTTGGAAGGGGTAGCAGAGGGCAACGACACAACAGGATTGATGTACTGGCTCTTGAGCATCTGTGCTACTGACAGTGCGTCCAGTTCGCCCTCTGTGATTGTCACAGTCTTAGAACAACCTGCAGTAAACAGGTTCATACCAAACAGTTCGTCACCCTTGAACCCCTCTTTGGTGTAGAACTTCTTATCAGCAATACAGCGTACCTTAATTCCCCCAGAAGGGTATATGTATTCTTGTTTGTCGTCATATGTCAGGACGTTGAAATCCTGCATGGTCTCTTTTGTGATACCCCTCATAGGTACATATTTTCCACTAGAGGGGTCAGGTTTCCTTATTTCCACTACAGTCTCCGCATACTTTGTTGGGTAAGCCTCTTGCGCCCACTCAAAGGTTTCATCTTTTGATGGATATGCCCTATCACAAGCATGGCACTTCCCATAACCCCCAGTGTTCCAACTGAAAGCATCAGAAGAGCCACACAACACATAGGGACACGGTTGATGCGCTTTCTCTGTCATGTGACTCTCCTTTCTATTTATGATTTACGTGAAGATTTGAATTTCAAAGGGGTGTCATCATCCACTGTTAACATATTAAGCCTTTCACGTTGACAACGAACAATGTACATTGCTGCACTTGTCATGTTGCTTACACCACCTTGGAATTTTTTATAGTTCTTGTCTACGAATTGTTCTGCATATTCTATATTTCGATCACAGATAGAACCAAATGCTTCTTGATCACCAAACTCATTAGTGTAAGGTTTCTGTGAAATATCTTTGACCTCACTACGTGCATTATAGTTACGCATATTCTTCACAGATGATCCACCACGTCGAATAAGTTTGTTTGCATTATCGACTGTTGGTTTCAAATTCAAATCCAAGCACTGTTGCTTTGCTGTATTCCATACTTTTGCTGCTGATGTCATTTCGGGTCTCCTAGTTTACAACGGTCAGGTTAGGTTTATCTGTTAAGAAGTCTTCAAGTTCTGGTTCAACAAGATCCATTACTTTCTTTAGCGACAGAAACCATTTAGCATAGTCTCTAGCAATACTTAGTCCTATGTCATCTATTTCATATCCTTCCATTATTCTGTCCAATAGCACCTGTGCGGCGTCCTCTGGATCGCCAGTGTATTGTTGACCATACATTTGAGCGATACCTTTAATCGCACCCATAGCCTCGTTAATGTCATAGTCTGGCACAATAAGAGTACGAGCCTTACGTTCTTTAATCTCCTGCTTTGCTTCCCTATAACCCTCGAATGTGTCAGTCTTTGACGACAAAATAGGATCAGACATAATTTCCTTGCGGTCTTTTTCCCAGCGGTTAACAGTCCTGTGGCCTACCCCAAGAGCATCTGCATGTTCTTCTTGAGAGGGAACCGTTGCGCCATTTGGCGTATCGGCAGTGTTCTGCTTCAGACTGTCTTCACGCTTACGAACACCCAAAGCCTCAGCACGTTTCACATAGAAGTATTCCTTTTCTTGATTACTCCAGTGACCACGATCAACTTGACGCATTGTCACAAAATCAATGGCTTCTTGTCGTGTGCCATTAAACTCTACCATAATTGGATCGACACCAACCTTTTGTGCTGCAACATAACGATGACGACCATCAAGAATAGCACCCTCATATGTTACGACAGGTTGATCTTTATCATACCCATTACGAACCATGTTATCTGCAATCTTGTCGATAGTCTCTTCTTTATATGGCGACCACTTACAGATCTCGTGATACAACATACCATCATGTTTTGTTGCGTTAAGCAAACTTTGTTCCCATTCGTCATCATCCATACTTATGTTTCCTTCTTTAGTTTATTATCATCATAATGATTAAAACTTACGTATATAGATACAGGCAAGTTTCAATATTTTAGACATCACAAATTGTTACAGATTTTTTCAAGCGCTGACTTTTCCCTACGAGATACCCACTTTTGGTTGTGGCACATCTCCTTACCTACAGCATCTTGTGTCATACCATCCCAATACCGCATACGAATAATTGTCCACTCGTCGTGAGTAAGACAATTAAACGCAGTCATAAAGACATGTCTGATGAACTGTTTACGCTCCAGAATTGTCTCTGGAGATTCACCCATTGCCATTTCCTCTCTAATTTCCACTGAAGGGGTGTACAAGGCTTTTTGCAGCGCCATAGCAGTCCAGCTACTTGTCTCTTGATGCCTAGACATAGAGTGTGCCTGACCATGTACAGGGACTTGCACAACCTTCCTTTTGTGGTTGTAATAATCCTGCATGGCAGTCCTAGCATGAGATTTCAGTGCTGCCTTATCAGCATCACCTTTGTTCAAAACCTCAAGACACTTAACAACCCCCTCAGATACCAAATCATCGTATTCTTGCCTGTTTTTGTACTTTTTTGCCAGATTTCTGCACATTTTTAGTATTTCTTGCTCTGTCATTGTTAGTTTCCTTTTTCTCTGTCGCCCTCTGCCTCTCTTCATCAGTCATAGGTCTGATGTCTTTTAATGGGATTCCAAAACTATGTTTTTTTGTCATGTAAGATTCTCCGACTTGCCTTGATCATCCCATTCATCTTTGTTGTACCTAATATGATCCTCTATAAAATCATACACCAACTGCATGTCCATCTTGGCGGCTGCACAGTAAAGCACCAACTTCAAACCTTCCTCTGCCAGAAGCCCACGCGCATGTGCATCAAAATGAAACACATAGTCGGCACTACCATCCTCGTTTTCTTTTACTGTTTCTACACCTATTATACCTGTCATCCTCTACCTCACTAATGCTTCCCATGATACGGGAAATAGACTACGCATTTTACGACTAATCTGTATCGCAACATTCTGTGTCTCCACTTGGGTATCAGACGCACAACGCAGGTTACACATATCAGCAAAGGCATCAAGGCTACCTGACCAGTACCACTCAGTCATCATAGACTGTGGCAGTACCATACGTGCTTGCTCTGGGCATACACCTTCATTAATAAGTTGCTTGTAAATCATCAATGACTGTGTGTTGTGGTAGAAAACATTTGCATTGCTTATTACCTCACCTTCACTACCCTGTTTCTTATCTTCAGCCCTGCCACGCCAGATGGGGGCTTCGTACAGCTCAGGCTCATCATCGACATATCTGCGGCTGACCTCATTCCAACGTAGGAACTTATTCTTCACAAGTTGACGTGCTACAAAGATAGGAGCCTTAACATGGAAGGAAGCAAAGCAATGACCAAAGGGTGACATATGCCTGTGCTCTGCTAGATACCAGATCAACTTCTCATCCTTGTCTGTTGTGTATGTGTTACTGGACTTCTTGCCGAAAGATACTCTCGCAGCATTAACGACAGTAATATCACTGCCCATGTAGTCCATCAGGGTTGCTTTAATCATTAGAATATTATCTCTCCATTTTCATCGTAGGGGTCTGTAGGTAGATGCGCCCATCTATCCCTTGGACACACTCTCTCTAGTTCCTCTAATTGCGTTGCGGGGAGTATCCCCATCCTGATCAACTCATTTTCCACTAGGGGCGGTATAGAATATGTGGTCTCCAATTCTGCCATCCTTTAAATACTCCTTTGTCCATGAGGGCGACACAGAGAGGTTGTGGTAGTGGGTAGAGGTGATTGAGGTATCTCCCCTGCCAAAAACCTCTAAGGCTACTGTACGGGCCATTAGAGCGGCTCTCCAGTCAATCGGATTGTCAGTGTACTTGTGTATATGATCTGACGCTCCATCATGTGTGAACGAGAATTGTTTATCTTGGAAGACAACATCACAGATAGTGTTGGGCCACCTGTCACTCTCCACACGGTTCATCACCACCTCAGCAACAGCATACTGTCCTTCGATGGGTTGGCTGCGGCTCTCAAAGAAAACCGCAACTGCTAGACACTCAAGACCAATCATTACTCAATGTCCGTCCAGAGTTGACCACCTTCAACCTTGATTTCCATTGGTAGTTCATGGTTATAAATTCCACCCTCTGCAATTTGTTTATATAGGTCTTGCAGTGAGCTTATAAGATCGCCAAGGCTATCTGGTGCCACGATGGGACATCCACCAGTGACAAAGGTGAATTTGTGAATCTCTGTGTCCCAATCCATCTTGCAGTTTTTTATCATTGTGTATGACATATCACGCTCCAACACAGAATATGGCACGTTTACGTTGATGGATACGCTGCACCTTGTCAGTGTAGAAGGAACGGTATTGATCTTTGGTTCCACCAAGTTTGATAGTGACCAAACCATTATCGCGGATTTCTACGACCTTACCGTTAAGTCTACGCTTGTCCCCGTTCTCTTTGACAACATCAACAATGAAGAAACGACCCTTCTGTTCATTGAGTAGGTTTTTGATTAAGTTTACTGGTAGTGCCATTGTGCAATCTCCTTGATTCGCTTTATGATTACAATTATGAACGATATTTGAACTATCGTCAAGTAAATATTTATAGAGTTAATGCTCTCCTTTTCCATCCCTACTGTCACCAATATTCCGACAACAATCAGCATGATGATATAGGAGAACATTATGATGAAGAGGATTTTCATTAGTATTCGTTATCGACATACGAGCCAAGCTCGTACAGATATTCTGCGAAGTAATCATCCCCATATTCCTTCATCAGGGCTTTCTCTAAACGCTCTGACATAGCTTCTCCGCTCTTCTTACGCAGCCTGATGTTATCATAAATACCTTCATATATACACTGGTCTCCCTCGACAACAATGTCCAAGTCATACCCTCTGTATCCTACTGTGGTCCATGTGTGTGCCATTATGATTCTCCTGTAGCTTTCTGTCTGATTGATTCGTATTGTACATCATCCAGCAGATTAGTCAAGTAATCTTTTACGACCTTGAGGTCATCTTTCATTCGATCAATGTCATTCTTTGCATCTTCCAGATACTCGAACAGGCTATTAATCTTGTCCTGTTTAGTCCACGACATATCACCTTCACGTGTATGGTTTACGTTAATGCCACGCTCTGCATCCTTACGATATTCCTCTGCGCGACTGATCAATTTATCAATGTCGCCTTCGATGTCTTTGATATCTCTGATGATCTTTTCCATTACAGCACCCTCTCTTCATATACAACCACTTTATATATCTCTGCACAGTCATCATCTAAACAATGTAGAGCTTGCTCAAGCGCATCCTCATAAAGTATATATGATGAATGGCAACTACCATCTTTGTACAACTCATAATATGTTTCACGCTCTTCCATCATTATGATTCTCCTTAAAGTTTTGTAGGTCTATCGACGTATTCTTTACACTCTTCAACACTGTTCCAAGTGTCTATATAACGAGTATAGGTGATTCCCATATACAAGTCAAACACTAATTTCTTACTCTCCTCAAAATATACTGGAATGATTGAGTGTCCCTTGTAAGTAATTCTTTTGCCAAGCTCTGCCATATTATGATACCCTCTCTACTTTTACCCAATCAATGTTAGCATTTTGTGTCATAACATGCAACATATTTTCTAGGTAGTTTGAATATTCTCCCACTGTCGCAGTTACTCTGGACTTCACTTCGTCTTTATATTTCACCCTGATGTTGAACATATTTGCTGGTCCTTTCTATATTTCCACTGGTGGCCTCTCACGAATCAGTCTACCATATTTCCACTGGTGGGGTCAAGCCTAATTTCCACTGGAGGGGGTTCCATATTTCCACTGGAGGGGGTCAGGCCAAATTTTCGAGTGTTCCTGATTCGTTCCAGATTCATGATTCGTTCTTTGTTCCTGATTCGTTCTGTGTGACATTTTTGCAACTGATTCGCACCTGCCCATCCTTCCACCTTTTGCGACCGCGTTTCAACAACTAGCCCTTGACTCCACCGATTCGGCGCTTTGCGCTCTATTTGTTCCAGAATACACTGATTCGGACACTTGCGTCAACCTATCCTTCAAGATATATAAAATTATACTTCAGGATAGTTTACATCTGCTGCGAATCGGTGCATATATAATGCATAGAAACGACAACAAACGGAGTCAAAAATGAAACGTATCGGACAAAGCCTCTACACTTACAAAGGATACACGGTTGACGGATATGAGGCAAATACTGGCCTAGATTGGCGAGTGATTGACAGTGATGGAGAGTGGATATTGAGCCTGCCAACAAAGAGACAATGCAAAGAGTGGATTGACGAAATGGGGGATTGACTCCCCCTACCGAATCAGCCTATAAAAGGTTATCGGAACAACAAAACAAACGGAGTCGGATATGTCACGTAGAAATAGGTCAAGCATTAAAAGCCGCAAGATAGCACGCCGCAATCGCACTATCGTTGAATCTGTTATGGTTGGAATCTTGTTTTCATTCTCAATCTTTGGCCTTGTGGTTTTGGCCTATGGTTTATCGGTATAGGAGTCGAAATAATGCTGAGACTGATTTTCAAATTTCAAATATTGCTTGTTGTGTTCTTGCTTGGCAAATTCTCTTACGGTTTGTCATTGGATTCAGATGGTTTTGGAATCTTTATCCCTAATATCGGAGGATACCATTATTCACTGATCAATAGTGAAGATTCGGGAGTCTATCAATGAAATTATCAGATACACCATATATCGACGAATTGCAAAGAGACCTCGAATTGCTTATCATTAAACTAATAAAAGAGACAAAGGAGTCAAAGAAGTGACCTATACAGTACACACCACGCTAAAATCAAACAACGTCAAAACAGGCAAGATTCCTGTCACGACAACAAGCGCAAAGACCTGTCCCGATACTTGCCCATTTAAGAAAAACGGATGTTATGCAGATGGTGGACCTTTGGCGCTGCATTGGCAAAAGGTCACAGACGGTCTACGCGGCGACTCTTGGTCAACCTTTATAGATAAGGTCAAAGGGTTTAAGGCTGGTCAACTGTGGCGCCATAACCAAGCTGGTGATCTAGCAGGAGACGGAAAGAGACTCGACGCTGCAGCCAATGAGGAATTAGCACATGCCAACAAGGGCAGACGCGGATTCACATATACACACTATAATGTATTAACTGATAAGCATAACGCGAGAGTCGTTGAGCGCCTTAACGAATTAGGGTTTACTGTCAACCTGTCAGGCAATAGCCTTGCACATGCTGACGCATTGTGCGACCTTGATATCGCTCCTGTGACGGTAGTGCTACCAGAGACGCAGACAACAAACACAACAACACCCAAAGGTCGTAAGGTCGTTGTCTGTCCTGCCACAATCAAAGACAATGTATCATGTGCAACCTGTCAACTATGCGCCAGACAACGCGACACAATTGTCGGATTCCCTGCCCATGGTGTTAGCAAGCGCAAAGCTAATGAGATTGCAATGCACTAATCCTTTTTACAGTTGACTCCCCCAACTAGGCCGCCATTGTGCGGCCCTTTTTTTGTTTATTGTTTCAATACGTTATTATTTGATCGTTTGGTCAATCTTTTACTATCTGGTCAAATTATACTTGTGAAATAAACCTGCTAGATGGTAGCCGATTCGCTATCCGAGCGTATATATTTCTCGTTTGTCAACCTATCCTTTTGCCCCCTTGACATACCCAAGTTGGGGCCCCCCATATTCCTACGGGTGATTCGGCTATCCGAGCGTTACCCACCCCATATCCGAAAACAAAAAAAAGTACAAAAAAGATTCGTTTGTTATCAATAACTTATAAAAAAGTTGTAAAAATTGTGTCTAAAATCCCAAAAAATGCCTGTATATATACATAAGAGATATACTTAAGTATATAAACTATAGTAAATGGGATATATATTAATATATAATATATCCCATAAACTTAAGTATAATACTTAAGTAGGGTTTTCCCAAGTCAACCATGACAAATCTTTAGGGTATTGTTGTTTTGAGAGACAGTCATGCCGATGCACTTGGGGAATTTTAACAATGGTCGATTTTTAATCGACTAACCGTTAGCTGGTAAGCTAACAGGGGGCCGTAGATTGTGACTGATAGCAGAGCATTACCATATAGCGAAGTTGTCGCAAAGAAGATCCGTGAGGGTATTCGTAACGGTGTGTCGATGAAAGACATTATGGGGTCGATACAGAAGTATCAGAATGCCCCACGTTCTACGAATACTCTCTATAAGATCTATGGACAGATGATCTCAGAAGAACGTGCTGAGATTATAGGTCAGGTTGGTGCTATTGTTGTTCAACAGGCACTTGATGGCGATTTTAAAGCTGCTGAGTTTTATCTACGGTCTAAGGGTGGTTGGTCTCCTACTCAAACTATTAATGAGGTTGAGCAGTCTGAAGACCCCGATCTTGATGAGGGTGCGATAAACACTTTGATGTCGTTGCTTGGAAAAAATGAAGATAACGTCGAGTGATCTTAGGTCACTGCCACCCGAAAAATTACAACAGGTACTTTCTGAACTAGGGCAGAATAAAGCTGAGGAGCTTAGGTATCTGTGGCCTTTCTGGGCTAGACAAGAACAGCTAGAGCCAGAAGGTGATTGGAATGTCTGGATAGCTCTTGCTGGTCGTGGTTGGGGAAAGACTAGGGCTGGCGTTGAGTGGGTTAGAGAGCAAGTTAAATCTGGTAAGAAACGTATCGCTGCTGTTGCTCCTACAAACTCAGATATTAGAAGGGTTATGGTAGAGGGTGAGTCTGGTTTCCTTAATGTTTGTTGGAAGGGTGACAAGACACACAGAGGCGGTAAGATGGGGTTTCCTGTTTGGTCGCCTACCAATAGAACCTTAACGTGGGAGAATGGAGCTAAAGTAGAGTTCTATTCTGCAGAAGACCCAGAGCGTTTACGTGGACCACAGTTTCATGCAGCTTGGGCAGATGAGGTTGCAGCTTGGCGTAACCAGCAAGATGTTTGGGATATGCTACAATTTACCTTACGTCTTGGTCGTAAACCAAGGGTGATGGTAACAACTACACCAAAGCCCACCAAATTGATGAGGGGCTTAATTGCTTCTCCTGATAGCTACATTACCAGAGGATCTACCTTTGATAACGTAGACAACTTGGCAAAGCCATTCCTTGATACAGTTAGAAAAGAATATGAAGGAACAAGGTTAGGGCGACAGGAACTTTATGCTGAGATATTGGAAGAAGCTGATGGCGCACTCTGGACAACAGAAATGCTTGACGAGTGTACCATTGAAAGAAGTGAAGTACCAGAACTCAATCGTATTGTTGTTGCTGTAGACCCTGCTGTAACAGCTAAGACAGAATCTGACATGACTGGTATTATTGTTGCTGGTGTAGATGTAAACGGGATTGGATACGTACTTGAAGATGCCACGGACAGATTTAGCCCTCAACAATGGGCAGCGAAGGCTATCTCGTTGTACAGGGAGTATAGTGCGGATCGTATTGTTGCCGAAAGGAACCAAGGCGGTGAAATGGTCCGTAGGACACTTGAAGCAGAAGATGAAACAGTTCCTATTCGCCTTGTACATGCTAGTCGAGGAAAAATGGCTAGGGCTGAACCTATATCTGCACTCTATGAAAAACATAAAGTCAAGCATGTTAAAGGTCTTGACGAGTTGGAAACGCAAATGAGAACTTGGGAGCCTTTAGGTTCTCTGGGATCTCCCGATAGGTTAGACGCTTGCGTGTGGGCATTGACCGACCTAATGCACCACGGTAATCCAACCCCTACCTTAAGACTTGCTTACTCTAGCGCAAAAGGTTTAGTGGCCTAAATGAAGAAGATTAGTGAACAGCTAGGTAAACTAGAGTTAGGCCAAGGTGGGGAACAGACCCGCAATGGTACTATTCGTGCAGATGAGTTTCTGCAAGAGATCAAAGGTAAGAAGGCTATCAATAAGTTTCGTGAGATGCGAGACAATGATAGCACTATTGGCGCAATTATGTACGCCACAGAGCAGGTTCTACGTGATGTAGATTATTATGTTGAACCAGCTAAAGATACAGCAGCAGGTAGAAAAGAAGCAGAGTTTGTCGAAGGTGTCCTAAAGGACATGGAACATTCTCTTGATGATCATATTGCAGAAGCCCTTTCGCATTTGACGTTTGGGTTTTCTTTGTTTGAGGTGGTCTATAAACGTAGACGTGGACCTAGAACAGAAGACCCTAAATCTTACAGCAGATATTCTGATGGTAGGATAGGCGTAAGGAAGCTGGCTTCTAGGGCGCAGTGGACCATAGAAGAGTTTGATGTTGATAAAACAACAGGGGATGTATTAGGTGTAAAGCAAGAGCAGAACTACGGTCTTAAAACTACCTATATTCCAATTAATAAGTTGTTGCACTATAAAACAACAAGTATAAATAATGACCCTTCTGGTCGTTCTATCTTACGGAACGCTTATACTTCATATCAGTACCTAAAGAACTTTCAGAGTGTGGAAGCCATAGCTGTTGAGAGAGAGCTTCATGGTGTTCCTATTGGAAGGATTGCTGCAGAGTATCTTTCTCCTGATGCAACTGCTGATCAAGTATCAGTACGTGGTCAGATGGAGAAGATCCTAAGAGACCTTAAGTTCAATGAGCAAGGCTATGCTTTGTTGCCCTCTGATGTATATAGAGATATAGATGGAAAACCAACCAACCAAAGGATTGTCGATATTGAGCTTATTACAAGTAATGGCTCTCGCAACATTGATATCAATCCTATCATCAGCCGCTATCAGCACGATATTGCTAGGAGCGTTATGGCTGAGTTCTTGATGTTGGGTGCAGGGGCGAATGGCTCTTATGCGTTAAGCAAATCTAAAACTGACTTATTCCTACGCTCTATGGAAAGCTATATTAATTCTATTTTTGATGTACTGAATAAGCAGTTAGTTGAACCACTTTGGCATATCAACGGTCTTAACTTTGACCTCATGCCAAAGATATGTGCAGGTGATGTAGCGCCACATGACCTGAGAGAACTTGGTAGTTACCTACGTAACTTGAATGGCGCTAACATAGACCTGAGTGATCAGGATGACATTGTAAATGCTCTGTTAGCTAATGCGGAGCTACCACCAAAGAAAAGTGAGTAAACAAAATGGCAAGTTTTACGAAAGTAAATGACTTCGTGGTCAATTTAGCTAACGCTATGGACCTCGACAGTGACACGCTAAAGGTTGCGTTGTCAAACACAGACCCAACTGCAGGTACAGATGCTACAGCAGATGGTAATGGTGTTTTAGCAAACATCACAGAAATTGCGTACACCAACATAGGTGGTTCAGCACCCACCTTGGCAAACGTAACATCTACACAAACAAGTGGCACATACAAACTATCAGCAGATGACCTTACAATCACGGCATCTGGTGGATCTGCAGCAGCATTTAGATATGTCGTTATTTATAACGATACGCCTACCTCTCCTGCTGATCCTATCATTGGCTACTATGACTATGGCTCAAGCCTTACACTGAACGATGGTGACACCTTCACTATCGACATTGGAACCAACGGTATCCTTACTCTTACTTAAGGGGTAGATCATGGCGCTTGTTGTCGCTGATCGCGTACAAGAGACCACAACCACAACTGGAACTGGAACCTATACTCTTGCGGGTGCTAAAGCTGGGTTCCAGTCCTTTGCGGCTGTGGGCGATGGTAATACGACTTACTATGCCTGTACTGATGGTACAGACTATGAAGTTGGTATTGGTACTTATACTGCGACAGGGACAACGCTCGCCAGAACTACAATTATCGAAAGCTCTAATAGTGATCTTGCTGTAAGTTGGGGCGCTGGTAGTAAGGATATTTTCGTTACCTTGCCAGCGTCTAAGGCAACTTTACTTGATGCTTCTGGTGATTTTACACTTGTTGGCGATGCTTACAACGTTACTTGGGATAAATCGACGGATGACTTGAAGTTTCCTGCTGGTGCAGCGGCGGAATTTGGTGACAATGGTGATCTACGAATTTTTGTTGGCGGCGATGGTCACTCATATATTTCCGAAAGTCAGTCTGGTAATTTGAGAATAATGGGTGCGGATATACGCATTCAAAGTCCAATCGGAGAAGATATTATTAGCGGCGTCAACAATGGCGCTGTTTCTTTGATGTATAATGGTAGCACCAAGGTTGCAACGACGAATACGGGTGCTAGTATAACAGGCAATATCACAGTCACAGGAACCGTTGATGGTGTTGATATTGCTACCAACATCCCTGCTTCTCTGGGGACCGCTGGACAGGTGCTCACAGTAAACGCTGGTGCCACGGCTGGCGAATGGGCAGATGCGGCTGGTGGTGGTGCAGACCTTTATGCTGCTAATGAGAGCAGTCCTGCAGCACAGCCAAGTGCTACTGGTACGAATGCAATAGCTATTGGGGATAGCACAACATCTAGCGGGACCAGCAGTGTAGCGATTGGTTTTGGGGCAGATGCTAGTAATACTCATAATATAGCTATTGGTTATAATTCAGAGGCAAGCACAGGTACTTATAACTTTGCCTTTGGTTCTGGTGCAACAGCAAACGCATCTTATTATGCTACAGCAATTGGTCAAACAGCAGGTGGGCTTGGTTCACAGGCAGGGGCCAATGGTTCATTTGCTGCGGCTGGCGGTGTCACTGCAACAGGTAATAACGCAATAGCAATGGGTTCTTCTTATGCGTCTGGTACAACAAGTTTTGCGGCAGCTATAAGTAATAGAACTTCTAGCTACGGTGCTACTGGCGCTAACAGTGTTGCTATTGGCCCATTCGCCAAGGCCACAGGAACAGAAGCCATAGCTCTGAGTGGTGGTTATGCACAAGGTGTAAAGTCAATCTCAATCGGCTCAAGCAGCCATGCTACAAGTACATATGGATGCGCCGTCGGTTATGATACAACAGCCGTTGGATCAGCTTTGGCTTTGGGTACTACTGCAAATGCACAGGCTGCTTATTCAACAGCTATTCATAGGTCAAAAGCAGAACAGCAAGGAAAAATAGCATTTTCTGGGATTTTCTTTGGTACAATAGGTGATGCTCAAGGCGGCTCATTTGTTTTAGTCGCAGACACTACAGATGCAACCGCAACTGTTTTGACAAGCAACAATGGCACGGCGTCATCTACCAACCAAATCGTAGCAGCAAGTGATACTTGCATTACCTTTGACGGTACAATCACTGCTATGCAGAACGGCGCACAAGCCTATGCTTCGTGGAGAATAGAGGGCTTGCTGGTCAATGACGGTGGCACAACCACACTCGCCAATAGTGCCACAACAGTAATTTCAAATACAGATGGGTGGGGCATGGCTCTCTCAGCAGATAATACAAACAATGCCCTTGCTATCACTTGTACAGGTGAAGCTGCACACAATATCCGCTGGGTGGCAAACATCCGAACCAGCGAAGTTACTTACGCCTAAAGGAGAAACTAACAATGGCTATACGGCATAATATTGCAGAAGCTAACAGCCAATATGGTATCGCCTTTAATGGGGCATACTATCGTATTGTAACAGCGGCTGTGACCCGCGAGCGCGACTCTGACACTAAGTTTATGGTAATGATTGATCTCAGTGCATATGCTACATCAACGCCCACTGATGATACCCGTGAGGTAGACTTCAAGCGGTACAGCGCAAACCTAGATGATGTTGAAGCATCTTCTGGCGATGCTTTCCTAGACAAGTGCTATGCTTGGGTAATGACCCAAGACGATATGGATGGATCAACGGCGGTATAAACTATGTCAATTACCATCAATCATCAAACTAATGACATCTCAGCAACAAGCGGTTCAGTCACGATTGGTGGGGCTGCGATTGCGGCTGTCTCTTTAGCAGAACAAGAGTTCACGGCGACCTCTGGTCAAACAGTTTTCACGGTAACTGGTGGAATAACGAATGCTGATAACGTCAGTGTTTATCTTAATGGCGCAAAATTGTTCTCGACTGATGTTACTATTTCTGCCGCTTCAAACACCGTTACACTTGCGACAGGCGCAACAACTGGTGATTTGATTACAGTTACAGAGGTGGCTGGCGCTGCTTCTGGTGGTGGTGGAAGTGGCTCTGGTGTCACGACTTATGCAGATAAGACTACTATTGATGCCGTAAGCAGTCCATCAGAAGGCGACTTAGCTTACGATTTGGCGGCAGATCAGTTGTACATTCGCACGACTTCCGCGTGGAAACGGGTCAGTATTGGCGTCGATGAAAGTCCTGTCATTACTACTGAACCTCCAACTTCGCACGATTTAAATAATGATGGATCAACTTCTACGGTGACGATGGTAGCGTATGATCCAGAGGGATTCGGTATTACTTACGGGATTGCGTATCCAACCACGAACAATGCTTTGCCTAATCAATTGGTTTCAGCAACTTCGATCAACCAAAGCACGGGTGTTTATACTTTTGATCCGTCAACAGATACTGCTGATGTTGGGAATGTAAAAGTACGTTTAAGTGCCTCTGACGGAATTTCAACTACAACCCGTTTTGTCACTCTTAACCTTTCACTTGTTCAAGGGTGGATGCTTGGAAGCGCTTCCTATGACAGTGTAAGTTATAGTGTTTCTAGCCAAGAAGTTAATCCTACAGCGCTAGACTTATCTCCCGATGGGACTGTTATGATAGTCACAGGTGAAACCTCAGATAGCTTCCAATTTTATACACTATCTACGGCTTTTGATGTTAGCACCGCAAGCCATGCGGGTTCTGTAAGTACTGGTCATTCTCGAGCTAACGGAGCAAGGTTTGGTGATAGTGGAAATCAAGTTTATGCTGTCGATAGAATACAAGGTACTGTTCGAAGCATACCTCTTAGTACAGCGTATGATTACTCCTCCGCAGGTACAGCAACTGCCAGCACTCTTTTAGGGACTTTGAGCAGCAATGCCAACACAGCTTCGCTTGGTCTGGCTTTTAAGACAGATGGCACTAAAATGTACACTATTCAAAATGGAACTGTATACGAGTACGGTTTATCTACCGCATGGGATATTAGCACTTTATCTTATACAACTTCTTTTTCAACGATCTCGCAAGACGGTAATAGCCAAGAGATTGATTTTTCCTCTGATGGTACAAAAATGTTTTACTTGGGAGGCACATCAAATATAATATACCAATACGATCTTTCTACAGCGTGGGATGTATCAACCGCTTCGTATTCTAACACCTCATTTTCAGTAAACTCTCAAGATATTTATGCTAGAGGTATTTGTTTCGGAGACAGTGGTAAGACCATGTATATGGTGGGAGTAAACAGCGACACAGTTTATCAATATTCAACAGAGGCATAAAGAATGACCAAGAGCAGAGATTTAGGTGATTTAGCTAACGGAACTTTCACTGGTGACATTGATGTCACGGGCAGTGTATATGCCTCAACAAACATTGGTAAAGACAGCGGTGACTACATTACGTTCACTACAGACACCCAGATGGATGTGTATATAAACGGATCAAATGAGTTTCGTTTTGAAGCAGATGGAGATTTCCATGCGGATGGAAACATTGTGGCTTACAGCACAACGGTTGCTTCTGACGCTGGGTTAAAGCAAAATTTCGAACCAGTTGCAGGTCTGCAAAGTGTCATGGCTCTGAATGGTGTTTCATTCGATTGGAAGCGTGATGGCACGAAAAGCGCTGGCGTCATTGCCCAAGATGTTCAAAAGGTTTTGCCGCAAGCGGTTTCTACAGTAAAACGCATGGATGGTTCTACCCACCTTTCAGTAAATTACAATGCTTTGACCTCAATTCTTATCGAAGCAATCAAAGATTTGAAGACTGAAATTGAGGTATTGAAAAATGCCTCTGCCAAGTAGTGGTCAAATTGATCTCAATGCAATGCACGTTGAAGCTGGTGGAACCACAGGCACGGAAGCAACTATTAATGATAGTGACATTCGGGGCTTAATCAGCAAGGCCGATGGTGCTCAAATGGCTTTCAATGAATGGTACGGAGCATCTGCTCTTGTTACTATAACTGCTCAAATCAGCGGTACTTCAACTAGCACAACAGTTACACTGCCGACTTTTTCTGCTGGAGATATTGCCATAGCAACAATACAAGCTGTAGCTGAAGACAGCAGCAATACGGCTTCATTCACTGTTAATACACCTAGTGGGTGGACCCAAGCAGCAGCTTCTCAAAGGAGTGTGGTGGGGCCGTATACAAAAGGCACCCTTTTTGTGCATACTGGTCTAAAAGTTTGTTATAAAGTTTTGACGGCAGGCGATACAACTTTTACAAATAGTACAACTGGGACTCCTACTGCTGGTTTAGGATTTAGAACAACGGTTCAAATTTATCGACCATCTACTTCTTCTCCAACTGTTACACTTAATGATGTGAGTACAGCAAGCAGCAATACTATAAACGCATCTGCCGCATCTTCTAGTGTAATTATGTTTGCTGCAACAGCGGGTTCTAGCTCAACACACACATGGGGAAGTGGGCCGACATACAACACTGAGTTAAGTCAGACACTTAGAGTTGCTCGATACGTGCGAGGAAGCAGTCATTTCCAAAGTACAGCAACACCTAGTGATGTTTCTTGGTCTAGCACCACTAGCTCAGATAATCGCTATGTCTCTGGATACTTGGAGGTGACGTGATGGTCGATATTGTAACGGGTCGATTACTTGATCATAGTTTGTACGAAAAAGTTTGTGAATTTGTTTGTAGTCAAGGTGTCCATAGCAGTGAAACTGTTGGAAGATTTGCAGAGCAAAATGCGTGTTTTGCCGCAGGGCTGGATGGTGACACTGTTGTTGGAACGAGCCTTAATTTTTCCAACGCAAACACTCAGTATCTTGAAGATAAAATCGGGACGTATTTAAGTAACAACGGCATAACTCTTTCAGAATGTGTTTCACCTGTCGGAGTTTTTGTAAACCCTGATTATCGGGATCAAGGCTTAGGCGATAAATTGTCTGTAGCCAAATCGCAGTTTAGCATTAACGATGGTTACATCTACACGGTGCTTTGGGGCTATGAAAGCCAAGCTATATTTGATTACTCAACAAGGATTGGAAATCTGATTGACACTGGCGTGGACGACATGTACAATTACAGAATTTATTTAAGACGTTTGACTGATGTTGTTTCGGCGTTAAGTGAGGGGTAACTAGATGTTTGGCTTACATCCTATAGCGGCTGCTCCGTTCGCAGATGCGGGTGTAACGTCTGTTCAATATAGTATGACTGCCGATGCGGGTAGTTTTGCTATCACAGGTCAAGCGGTAGATTTAAATGTAGGTAGAAAACTTACTGCTGATGCTGGCTCTTTCGCTCTTACAGGCCAAGATGTAAATTTTGTTAAGGCTCTGTTGGTTTCAGCTAGTGGTTCTTTTTCGCTCACTGGTCAGACTGTTGATTTATTCAAAGCCCTTAATATTGCCGCTGATAATGGTAGCTTCACTTTAACTGGACAAGATGTTAATCTAGTCAAAGCGGTTAAGATGTCTGCTGATAGTGGCAGCTTCAGTTTGAGTGGACAGACTGTTGATTTAAATCTTGGCAAGGTTCTATCTGTTGACGCTGGATCATTTACCACTACAGGTCAAGATGTAACATTTAATAAAGCCCTTAACCTTTCTATTACGTCAGGTACATTTACATTAAGTCTGCAAGGCGCTGCAAAACTTATTACTGAAGTTACTCCAAGCGGCAGCTTTACAGTTACAGGTCAAGACGTAAGCCTTATCAAAGGCAAAAGCATTTCACTAAACAATGGTGGCTTTAGCCTTAGCGGTCAGGATGTTGGTCTTAAAAACGCCGTTGTTCTTACTGTTGATAGTGGTTCATTTACATCTACTGGACAAGACGTTGGTCTACTCAGAGGCGTCAACTTTAGTGTAGACGCTGGTTTCTTTACTCTTACTGGTCAAGACGTATCCTTTGCATCTAATAAAGTTCTAACCGCAAACAACGGTGGATTTACATTAAGTGGACAGGATGTAAACCTCAACAGAGGCATAAACTTTGTTGCTGATAGTGGTTCATTCTCAACCACAGGCCAAGATGTAACCCTTGTTAAGAGTGTAAATCTTACCGTTGATGCTGGCAGCTTTGCTCTATCTGGTCAGGCTGTTGATTTCCTAGAAGGCAGAGTCCTAGCTGCAAATAACGGTGGCTTTACTCTAAGTGGTCAGGATGCAACCTTAAACAAGGCGCTGAATGTATCTCTGGACGCAGGTACATTTACTCTTACGGGACAAGACGCTACCCTTAATAAAACAGTAAACCTTAGTGTAGATAGTGGCTCCTTCACCCTTGCTGGTCAAGCTGTAGGTTTCGTAGAGGGCAGAGTCCTTACCGCCAACAATGGTGGTTTCACACTTAGCGGTCAAGATGTCGATCTAAATAAAGGTATAAACCTTTCTGTTGATGCTGGCTCTTTCGCTCTTACAGGACAAGACGTTACACTCAAGAAAGTTGTAAACCTTAGTGTAGATGTAGGTAGCTTTACTCTTGCTGGTCAGGACGTAAGTTTTGAGCAGGGCAAAGCCCTAGCTGCAAACAACGGTGGTTTCACACTTAGCGGTCAAGACGTAGGTCTTACCAAAGCAATCAACCTTTCAGTAGATGCTGGATCGTTTGCTTCTACGGGTCAGGACGTAAATCTTAATAAGGGTATAAATCTTGCCATCAATGCTGGCGGCTTCATTCTTAGTGGTCAAGCTGTAGGTTTCGTAGAGGGTAAAGTTCTTACTGCAAACAACGGTAGCTTCACCCTAAGTGGTCAAGATGTCGATCTAAATAAAGATGTAAATCTTTCTGTCGATGCTGGTTCATTTGCTTCTACGGGCCAAGACGTAACGCTCAAGAAAACTGTAAATGTATCAGCAGAGGCTGGTAGCTTTACTCTGACGGGCAATGAGATCGACTTCGGCATTGGCGAGAGTTTTGCTGCTGGAGCGTTTACCTTAACTGGTCAGGCTGCAAACCTAAATAAAGCAGTCAAACTTACAGCAGATGCAGGTAGCTTCACGCTTTCTGGACAAGATGTTGATCTTGTTAAGGCGCTGAATATTACGGCTGATGCGGGGTCGTTTACTCTCACGGGTCAAGAGATTGACTTTGGCATAGGCGAAAGTTTTGCTGCTGGTTCTTTTGCACTTACAGGACAGGCAGCAAACCTAAACAAAACAC